CGGGGATCATGACTACAAGAAGAAGTGGTTTAAGTATGACGTAGAAGATAAAGCATACAAAGAGTTTTACAGAAGGTCTATTAAAGAGATTGAGAAAAGAAAAGAAGAGCATGACTTTCTTCTTCCGTTCTGGGGCTTTGGTGTAAAACCTATATGTGATCATCACAGCGATATGATAGTCGTTGAGCCTGGAATTGGTTATGGAGGTGCTTTTGCCAGATACAGGGTTTTTGAGTCATATGCTATCTATCATGGTATCGGAGGCATGGACGCTATTACTTCGTGCAATCAAGACTGGTATCATGTAGTAATCCCAAACTACTTTGACCTTGACGAGTTTGAGTTTAACGACAAGAAGGAAGACTATATGCTTTTTGTCGGTAGGGTTTATGATGGAAAGGGAGTAAACATAGCTATACAGGTAACACAAGCGCTTGGCTTGAAGTTAAAGGTAGCTGGACAGCTTGATGAGTTCTACGAGAAGCATGGTTTTCCTGACCACGTAGAGTACGTTGGGTACGTAACTCCAGAGGAAAGAAAAGAGCTCATGAAGAACGCTATGGGTAGCTATCTTCCGTCTATGTACTCAGAACCTTTTGGAGGGGTTCAAATAGAAAACCTATTGTGCGGAACGCCTACTATAACAACTGACTGGGGTGCTTTCTCAGAGAACAACATAAACGGAGTAACTGGATACCGTTGCAGAACTTTTGGCGAGTTTGTTGCTGCAACTAGATCTGTTGTTAATGGAGATATAAGCTATGAAGCTTGTAGAAAATGGGGGGAAAACTTCTCTTTAGAGAATGTAGCTTTAAAGTATGAAAGATACTTTAAGACAATAATGGATATCTATACTGGACATGGCTGGTACGAATTATGAAAATACCGCTATTAAGATCGACCCTAATGGCACATCTGGAGAACACATCGTTCTCCACGGCCTTGATATCCTCATTCCGAAAAAACCACCCAGATCGGAGATACTCTTCCATGATAAACCAAAGTCTTTGCAATTGTGGAGACGCATTCCTATGCCAGAGGAACTGCAAAGGATTAAAAGTATGGATGAGTGGCTTGAGAAGCCGAAAGAGTTCCGTAATCGCTTCTCTCCATATATCGAAAGAGAGTTTGACCGTAGGCGTAACGGCGTTTGGTTTTATAATAACGGTGTCCCTACGTACATTACAGGGAGGCACTATATGTTTCTACAATGGTCGAAGATTGATATTGGCTACCCGTCCTACTTATCCTTTCAACGTGAAATATTTCTACACCTGGCTGCGTGCGAAGTCGATCCAAATTGTATCGGTCAGCTATATACTAAGTGTCGTCGTTCTGGTTATACCAATATATGTACTGCTATTATTGATGATGAAGCTACGCAAGTTAAAGACAAGCTTCTTGGGATACAGTCAAAAACTGGTAAAGATGCTCAAGAAAACATCTTCATGAAGAAAGTGGTAGCTATATTTAAAAGCTACCCATTCTTTTTTAAACCTATTCAGGACGGTACTACCAACCCACGTATGGAACTTGCCTTTCGTGAACCTTCAAAAAGAATCACGAAGTCTAATAAAACGTCCAGAATGGGTGATGCGTTAAACACGGTCATCAACTGGAAGAACACCACTAACAACGCATACGATGGTGAGAAATTACATATGTTGTACCTCGATGAGGCTGGTAAGTGGGAGAGACCAAACGATATAACAGACGCTTGGAGGATTCAGAGAACCTGTCTTATCGTTGGTAGGAAGATTGTTGGGAAGGCTATGGTTGGCAGTACTGTAAATCCTATGGACAAAGGTGGCGAAGAGTACAAAAAACTTTGGGCAGATTCAAACCCAGCAGAAAAAAATGCAAACGGAAGGACTACTAGTGGATTGTATAGGATATTTATACCTGCTTATGAAGCACTAGAAGGTTTCTTTGACAAGTATGGAAATCCAATCATTGACGACCCAGAAGAGCCTGTAGAGGGCATTGACGGCGAGATGATCAGGATAGGTGCTAAGACGTTCTTGAAGAACGAAAGAGAATCGCTTAAGCACGACGCTGCCGCAATGAACGAGGTAATCAGGCAGTTCCCGTTTACAGAGGATGAGGCATTTAGGGATAGCATCGAGGGGAGCATCTTCAATATTGGAAAGATATATGATCAAATATCTCACAATGATGAGCTATTCCCAAGCCCAGTAGTAAGAGGGAACTTTGTCTGGAAGAACGGAGAAAAGGACACAGAGGTTGTGTGGAGCCCATCAGACAATGGGAGGTTCAGGGTTACGTGGCTGCCGCCATCTGACATAAGAAACCAAAAGAAAATAGAAAGGGGTAAGCTTGTTCCGCCAAACGCTTTGATTGGTTGTGGAGGTGTTGACTCGTATGACCTTGACGCTACCGTTGATGGAAGAGGGTCTAAGGGTGCGTTGCACTTGTACAACAAGTTCAATATGGAGTACCCTTCAAACATGTTTGTTCTTGAGTACGCATCTAGACCGCCTATGGCTAAGATATTCTATGAGGACGTTCTGATGGCTGCTTTCTTTTATGGTTATCCTATACTGATCGAAAACAACAAGTACGGTATAGCAAGATACTTTGAACAGAGAGGTTATGATGGGTATCTGTTAGAAAGGCCAGAGCACTTGAGGGTTCCTGGGAGTAATAGTAATGCAAAGACAAAAGGTATACCTTCTAATAGCCAAGACATTATACACTCTCATGCTCAAGCAATTGAAGCGTACATACACGACCATCTTGGTTATCATCCAGAGACTGGAGAGGCAGGTAAGATGTATTTCAATAGAACCTTAGAGGATTGGATTGGTTTTAAGATAACAGACAGAACAAAGTTTGACTTGACGATAAGTTCTGGATTAGCACTGCTGGCTGCGCAAAAAGCGAAGCCTAAGCCAAAATCTAACTTCCAAGAGAAGGTGTTTTTTAGGCGATATGAAGTGCGCGGTTAAATTTAATATATTTGCTTTTGTATTATACAGCAAGTAAATGCAGGAAAAAAGAAAATCTGGTTTTCCAGACCCACTAGCACCAAAGGAGGAGAAGAGCGATAGAAAATACGGTCTTCAGTATGCGCGAGCAATCGAGGCGCAGTGGGGAAAAATGAACGAAAAGTCATCAATATTTGGGAAGAGAAACGACATATTTGAGCGGAATCGCAAGTACGCTAACGGAACTCAAGACACGAGTATATACAAGCAGCTACTCAAATCTCTTCAGCCAAACAGCGGCGACGGAAGCCTCCTTAATCTTGACTATACTCCTGTACCAATACTGCCGAAATTTGTTAGAATCGTTGTCAATAAGATTCTTTCAAAATCACCATACCCGAACATAGAAGCTATTGATCCTCTCTCTTCGTCAGAAAAAAACCAAAAGAAGAATAGGATAAAGAACCAGGTGGCGATGAAAGATCAGCTCAAGCAGCTGAAAGAAAAAACTGGCGGTCTTGTTATTGACCAAGATCCAGATCAACTACCTGACACGCTTGAAGAAGCTGAAATCTTTTTAGATAGTAACATAAAGACTGACGCTGAGATAGCTGCTCAGCTCGGAACAGAGCTGACTCTCTCTTGGAACAACTTCTCAGACACTACGCTAAGAAGATGTGTTAATGACCTTGCTGCAATAGGGATAGCGGTATCAAAAAGAAGCAATGACCCAAACTACGGAATATCAATAGAGTACGTAGACCCTGCTAAGTTTATTCACAGTCTGACAGAAGATCCGTTTTTTGGTGACATAGTCTATGCTGGTCATATCAAGTCTGTCCCACTTCACGAACTTATTAGATCATCTGATTATCAGTTTACTGAAGAGGACATAGATAAGTTAAAGAAAGTTGCTAACAAGCACGGCAACAGAAATGACAGTATAAACACGCTGTACTCTTCACCTTCTCAGGTTATCTCGTATGACGAGTTTATGGTTGATGTTCTAGACTTTGAGTTCTTGTCTGTAGATAAGATGTACTTTGAAGAGAAGGAGAACAGGTACGGCAACACTGGCTTTCACTACGAAGGTTACAGCTATAAAGAAAAAAAAGGTTCTGTTTATGAAAGAAAACCACACAGTATGGACGTTGTTACTGTGTATGAGGGTAGATTTATACTAAACACTGACCTTATTGTAAACTACAAGCAAAAGCCAAACGTACCAAAAAACATACATGACATAAGCAGGTCAAGACTGTCTTATTCTGTTGTAGCAACAAACATGCTTGACTCTATGCCAAAAAGCATGGTCGATGGGTGTGTTGGTTTTGCAGATATGCTTCAGTTGACTCACTTGAAAATACAACAGGCTATTGCAAAGGCTAAGCCAGATGGTCTGATTATTGACATTGAGGGATTGGAAAATGTTCAGCTTGGAAAGGGTGGCGAAATGCAACCGTTAGAGCTGCAAGATATATACGAGCAAACTGGTGTCTTCTATTACAGAAGCAAGAACCCAGAGGGTGGATTCCAAAACCCACCGATCAGAGAAATAGGAAACAGCATCCGCAATATAAACGAGCTCATAGGTCTATACAACCACTACTTGAGGCTTATAAGAGACGTTACAGGTATCAACGAAGCTATGGACGCTAGTTCTCCAAAAGGTGAAGACCTTGTTGGTGTTAGAGAGCAAGCTATAGCTGGTGGGAATAACGCTATATACGATATCACGAATGCGTCTATGATGTTGTACAAATCTGTTTGTGAAGATGTCGTGAAGTGTTTGCAGATAATACCACCAGACTCTGTTCTTATGCGCATATATCAAAACGCAATAGGAAAAGAGAACATGAAGGTGCTTTCTTCTTTCAATGAACTTCCAATGTACAACTTTGGCGTTTATGTACAGAAAGACCTTGAAGAGAAAGAGAAGCAGTATCTTGAACAAAACATACAGATAGCTCTATCTCAGAAAGAAATAGACCTTGAAGATGCTATGGCTATAAGGGGTCTAAAAGACATCAATCAAGCCGAAAGACTTCTTATTGTTAGGAGAAAGAAGCGTATGAAGGAGATGCAAGAGATGGCTCAGATGAATGCGCAAATGCAGGCTCAGCAAGCTCAACAAGCAGCTCAAGCTGCTTCTCAAGCAAAGCAACAGGAGATGCAGATGCAGGCTCAGCTGACTGCTCAAGAACTTCAGATGAAGGCTCAGCTTGAGATTCAAGTTGAAGCTGCTAAGCATGAGATGAAGAAGGAGATTGAATTGATTAGAGCTAAAGCCACTCTCGGTTTGAAAGAGGATGATAAGAACTTTAAGGAGAAGCTTGAAGTACTCAAGGAAGACAGGAAAGATGAGAGAGTGAAGAAGCAAGCGGTAGAACAAAGCAAGCTTCTCTCTCAAAGAAAAGACCAAAGAGGTGAGCTTCAAGAAGACATAGAAATGGGTGAGCAACCAGAAAGCGGAGAAGAACTTGTAAAAAATATAATGAATGGCCTCCAATAAAGTCAACTTAGATGTTTCTGAAAAACTAGATATTACTTTCAGAAAGGGTGATACGTTTGAAATGGGTCTAACTTTTCTAGACGCTAACGGCGATCCGTTGCCGCTACTTACTGATCAGTATGAATTTTTGATGCAAGTAAGAGGGGCGAAAACTGCTACTGGAGATAGAGCTCTTGTTATCCCAACAAAAGCAAGAGGCGCTCAAAGAGAAGGAGGAGGGCCTGGCATTGATTTTTTAGACCCAAAGGATGATGGGACCGTTACGGTGTCTATTACTTCTGACGAAACAAAAAACATAGAAGCTGGTAGGTATACTTACGATCTTCAGTACAAGGTAAATGGAAAGATCACGACGGTTTTGAAAGGAAGGTTTATCGTAAACAAAGACATTTCTGAAGAATTGTAATGCCTAAGTATACAGTCATAGTAACAGAGAGAGGTTTCAGGGGTGACGAAGGAGCTACTGGGCCTCAAGGACTTCCAGGTGGTATCGGAGATACTGGCGCTACAGGAGCCACTGGTGTTGCTGGGGCTACTGGCGCTACTGGGTTTAGAGGATTTTCTGGAGATGACGGCGCTACTGGCGCTACAGGTCTAACTGGAGCCACTGGAGCATCTGGATTGACTGGTTCTACTGGAATTACAGGAGCAACTGGCGCTACAGGCGCTGCTGGGGCTGACTCAACAGTCCCAGGTCCTACAGGGGCAACAGGAGCTACAGGACCTGTAGGTTCAACTGGTTTCGGAGCTACAGGAGCTACTGGGCAGATAGGTCCAACTGGAATTCAGGGGGCTACGGGGCCAGCTGGTGGGCTAGGAGCAACTGGAGCTACTGGAGCTACGGGTCCTCAAGGTGACGCATCAACGGTCCCAGGGCCTCAAGGTGCGACTGGAGCGACTGGACCCGCTGGGAGTAATGGAAGCGTTGGCGCTACGGGAGCGACAGGTATTGCTGGAGCTACAGGTGCGACTGGTCCAGCAGGTGCTGATTCAGTAGTCCCAGGCCCAGTCGGTGCTACAGGAGCTACAGGCCCAGTAGGTGCTACAGGCCCAGCCGATAACTGGGTATCAGATGGAAATGATATCTATTACATCGATGGCAACGTAGGGATAGGCACGACAGCCCCATCAGAAAGGCTTGACGTAGATGGTAATTTAAAAGTCAGTGGTAGTATTACATCTGGAACCTTTGACTCATCTGACTTCTACAAATTAGCGGGAAGCGATATTAGGTCTTTTACGTATAGCGGAAACAGCACTCAGAACAATTCTTCTTTTAATCCATATCAAATTCTTAACGTTCCAAGAGGTTTGTTTTTTAAACCTGACGGAACGAAGATGTTTGTGTCCGATGAAGGTAATGACCGCATTTATGAGTACTCTCTATCAACGCCTTGGGACCTTCTCACAGCAGTTCAGCTTCCTAACGCAAGTGACCACATAAGTACTGGGGTTGACCCTCCAAGTGCAAACACCCCAAGGTCTATATTTTTTAAAAGCGACGGTACTGAGTTGTTCATTGCGGACGACGACGAGAACAGGGTTCAGGTGTATTCTTTATCAACACCTTGGACGCTTTCTAGTGCTACTTTTAGTTATGACTGGCTGATAGGTGATTATATAACCTCAAACTGGGGTAATCAGCCGATGGGCATGTACATCAGCCCTGATGGAACAAAGGCTTTCTTTACAGACATAAACAACAATGCGTTATAT